ACTCTGAACAAATCAGCAAGATGTTGGAGCAGATGGATTCAGAGGTAGACAGTATTCGGCAGGAGGCGTTAAAAATGGCATGGTACATGAGAGGTGGATTAACTTACGACCTGGCCATGGCACTGGGCTCCAGTGAAAGAGCCATGATCAGTCAGCTGATCAAAGACAATTTAGAAACTACCAAGAAAAGCGGATTGCCTTTCTTTTAACCTATGCTATTAAAATTAGAAGACGTAAAAGCCAATATAGAAAAATGGATTGAGGATTTTATTGAAGTTCCACACCCTGACCTTGGCGGCTGGGCTCCATGTCCGTATGCTCGCAAAGCCAGACTGGATCGAGACTTTGATGTTAGACTAGGACTGGCGCCCATACATGATTTGATGCAGGTCAATCGTCAAGGTCTTGGCGGTAAGAGTGTGGTGATATTTGTGTATGAACCCACAGACATTTCTGCTGCAGAATTGAGTCATGCCGTTGATATATGCAACCAAAAATTTCTAGTGCCGAACAATTTGTTGGCATTGGAAGATCATCCAGACGCGGCAGAAATAGTCAACGGAGTGGTCATGAACAACGGAACCTATGCCTTGGCCTTGATACAAAGTCTCACCGACTTGAATGAAAAAGCACAACTGGTTGCTCGCAAGGGCTTTTACGCAACATGGCCCGAAGAGTATCTAACACCTCTGTTCAAACATCGCCAGGATCCAAGACTATGACATATTCTGTTTATCAACATTGGGATCCATTGAAAGTTTGTGTTGTGGGGCGCAGTTATCCGCCAGAATTTTATAGTTGGATCACGGTGCCGCATGTGCGTGATCTTTTTGAAAAAATTGCAATCGAAACCGAAGAAGATTATCAAGCTATCATAAAAAAATTACAAGAGTTCGGAGTAGAAGTATTAAGACCCAATTTGCCAACAACTACGTTTGCAAACGGAAAATATTTGATGCCGCCAATGACTCCGAGAGACTATACAGCAATGGTTGGAGAGAAATTTTATCACGGATGGACTAGCAATTTTAACAAACATCAGTATGATGCAATTAAAGATCCGCAATGGCCCGACTGTTGCACCTGGACGGAGTTTAATCAATTGCCTACGTGGATAAGAGACGAATGTATCAACATACACAACTATGGAATCGATGAATTTCAAGTTCACAGAAGTACCGAGTATGATGATATTTTTAATCATATAATCAAGCAAGGTAATACAATTACTATTTCACCAGTGGTGAACTCGGCTATGGTCGCACGAATTGGTAAAGACTTATACTTTGGCACAGATGCTTATGATCAAGATGTTGCTGGTATTAAAGAAAAAATGAGTTTAGAATTTCCAAACAACAGAGCTCACGTTGTCAATACCGGCGGGCATAGTGATGGCACTTACTGCCCGGTAGCACCTGGATTAATTATAAGTTTGCGCGATGTTCCTACTTATGCTGACACATTTCCAGACTGGGAAGTGGTATATTTGCCAGGGCAAAGTTGGGATTCAGTTCGACCATTTTTAGATCTAAAAAGACAAAATAAAGGCAAGTGGTGGATTCCCGGTTTTGAGCAAGACCAAGATGTAGTCAGTGTTGTAGAAACTTGGTTAGAGCATTGGACTGGTTATGTAGAAGAAACTGTGTTCGACGTCAACATGCTGATCATCAATCCAAAAAATGTATTAGTTTTTAATTACAATAAAAAAGTATTTGATGCATTAGAACGTTATGGAATTACTCCTCATATAGTTCCATTCCGCCATAGATATTTTTGGGATGGTGGAATACACTGTATAACTAGTGATTTACATCGAGACGGCACTATGCAAGATTACTTTCCGGAGAGGTCATGACTTATCAATTTGCAAGAATTGACTTAGCCAAAACAAACTATACACCCACAGTCTCGTGGAAGTATATTAATAGTCGAGAACCTGATATGCTGGCCCGGTTGGATGATATATATAGAACCTATTGCATCTACAAGCACTTTGCCAGTGTAATGCCCATGTTTCACAGCCGTTACATGGATCCAATGGCTGAGATTATTGGTTACTACGATCAAGAACGATTGGTAGCATTCTCTTTAATTCGCAAGTTTGATCAGCACAATGCACTATGTGATCAGTTTGCATGGACATACCATCGACCCCGGATGCGGTTAGGCATCGAAACAATGAAAACAGAGTGTGCTATCTACAAGGAACGCGGATTCCAATACCTGTACCTTGAGCAAGCACACTTATACAAATCCGACATGGACGGATTTGAAATACTAGGACCACTGGAGTAAAATATGGCAGACTTATATACAATTTGGGCAAACAAAGAAGGCGACATTTCAGATCTTGACTGGGTCAACGGAATGAAAAGTTTCTTTGATCATTTGATTAGCGAAGGCAAAATGGAATCATATAGAATTACCCGTTGCAAAATGGGATTCCGTAGCATTGCTGACATGCCGGAATGGATGATACTCATGGAGTTTAAGGATATGGGGCAAATGGATTCAGCATTCAGACGTGTTGCTCCATTAGAAGGAGAACTCGAAACAAAACATCGATCATTTAATCAATTTGTTGCTGGAGATATTCAACATGCCTTATTTAGAGATTGGCCCGATCAATTTTAACTATGAGTCAAACTATTGTTTCTATTACCAGTATCCCATCAGTAGGGGCAACATTTGTTGATTGGAGTATACAATTTCTCAGCGGACAAACTAGACACTATTACGCTAAGGATAATTGCTGGATCGACCTAGTTGACAATCCAGTGGTCAATGATAATGCTCATAACTATAAAAAAAATCACCCTGATGGTATCAATCAGACTATAGAAATATTAGAAAATTTTTCACAGCAAAAAGACGGTCTTTTTACGTTTTATCCTACTGCTATAAAATACAACACTGCTTATAAACAGTTAACACAGTGCAACGAAACTCAACTTATGGATTACATAAGAGATGATTTTCAAAAGATATTTGAACTGTGCAGTCAAAAAACCAAGTTGATTTTTATTGATTCAAGTCCTGAAATATCTTTATATCATATAAGAATGCGTCGTCTCGGTAACCTGCTATTTAAGGAAGGCCAAAACGGTGATGCTGAAGAATTACAACAAGAAGTTGACAATTATTTTTTTAAAGATTCATTTGATCATTTTAACAGCAACAACAAGTGGGATATTAGAGAAAGACGAGCCTTAAACTTGCGTCCATACAATGTCAGTATTGGCAGTATCTCTGATATAAAAATTAATTTTAGTCTTCCACATCTATGGATTGACAGTAGATCTTTATGGACTCTCGGCGATGTAACTTTAAAAAAAATTATGAATTATATTGGACTCTCAATAGACTCGGAAAGATTCAAACAATGGCTACCAGTATATCAACAATGGGCACGTCGCCAACTTGAAATATTAGATTTTTGTCACGAATTACCACATATCATTGATAGTATAGTTAATAATTGGGATTATCAACTTGGAGATTTATTATTTGAGCAAGAAGTTGCTATACAACATTTTTTGATTTACAAACATAACTTAAATCTCAAAACATGGCAATTGGAAAAGTTTCCAACTAATACCAAAGATCTACACAAACTCTTAGAGACAAACATACATTCAGTTCCTGTTATCTATTAGACTATTTGAGATCTCTTAGAGATCTATGTCTTTCGCTATGCTCAGACATAATTGTTTTCTTTAGCATTATCTAGATTACGCGGTCACAATTCACCGTGACACGGTGAATTGACTCCTACATTATCTGAGTGTAGCTGCCATTTATTATAAAGAGATTGTATTTCTACGCAGAGGCGGTTGACCGGTACCCCTTACTCTAGCTTCACATATCAACGGAACCCTAGTGACCCGACAATAAATCCAAGTCCTATAAGCATGGGTCGTGTCTTTTTCAACGGAGCCCAAACCATTTGTTGCCTTAAGTTAGCAATTTGCCTTTGACGCCCAAGACTCTGGACCGGGTATCTCACCGTTCCTCAATGGGGCTAGTCCGCGACTAGCACAATGTCTACGAGTTGCCTATCTAAGTTTTAAATTTTGTTTTTTATGTGACTACCATGTATACGGCAAACTATCTGCCCGTTATAGTAGTCATCTGACTCTAATACTTTATGATTGAATTGTTCTCTAGCCTCAATGTAACTGCATTCTGCCTTTGAATTACAATAAAATAATATTTCTCTTGTGAAGTTGTCTGAGCCTAGCTCTGCAAGGTCTTTGTTTAGTTGATCGTTGCTTCCATAGTATAGCTGCCAGTCTGAATCTATTTTACTTTTAATTTTCTTACGTTTTTTGTTGCCGTTCTTTAATTTTACTACTTTGTATGAGGTTTTACTAAATTTTGCTAATTTTTTTCCAATATATTTTCTGCCAGACTGTTTATTTGTAATCAAATAAACAAATCCAACACAGTCTTCGGGCAATTCTGAAATTTGCTGTTGTTCGTAAAGCCATACCATGGACTAGTAGTTATCACGATTGACTCGAAACTACACAATTTCAATATCCGTATTATAACTAGTAAAGCCGCCTTCTTTGACTACCTTGAGAATATTTTCAACACGCCCAGCCAATTCATCTCTGTGACTCACTAACCAAATTGATTTTTGTCGTTCACGACTCATCTGTTTCAATAAGGCCAGAGCATTTTCGACACCGGATGTATCTAGCCCGTTGTCGATCATTTCATCGATAAACAAAAGATTAATAGGTTGATACAAACTTTCAAAAACATCGCGGAATGCCCAACTCATACTCAAGATCAATCGATTGCGTTCGCCGCGGCTCAAGTTATCAAAGTCCAGTTCACGTCCTAGCTCTTCAATACTGACGGTCAAATCATTTTGAAACACTACGGTATGTGGCAAGCCTACACGATCCAAATAGTGTGTCAGTCTGGCATTTAGGTAGCTGAGATTCTGTTCAATGATCTTTTTACGAATGAATGAATCTTTGCTGGTCAACAATTTGAGCAAGAAGTCTTGATGTTCTTGCAAACGAGTAAGTTCATTAAGTGTTTCATAATCGACCTCCTGTAGTGCTTTAGAATTCATTTCTTCAATTTGTTCGCCGTATGGATCTGTTTCTGCAGATTTTTCAGCGATTTGTTTTTCTAGTCCAGCTAGTGTTGCCTGATGATGTATAGCATCCGACTCTTTATCGTAGAACATTGTTGGCGGCTTGCCTAACGTGCCCAAGGAGTCGTGGGCAGTCTGTAATTCTGATAAGAGGGTAGTATGTTCTTGGAGATTCTTTCGTGCCGTTGCCAAATCATCCTGCTTTGCCGCCAGCACCTGTTCGTGCTTACTATCGTGGAAGGCCTGACCACACGCATGACACTCATGGTTTTCAAGTGATTTAATTTCCGTTGATAGTTTGGTAACCAGTTTGTCTTCCCTACCGATATCCAATTTCGTGCGCGAGATCTGACTTGATAGTTCGTTGATGTCCTTGCGCTTTTGATCCCACTCCTTGTGATCTTTATGGGCTTGTATTTCCACTTCAATGTCCATCTCTTGGAGCGATGATAACGCTTTCTTGAGTTCTTTAACATCTTCGTCATGTTTGTCTACCCATAATTTTTGCCTACGCTTTAACCCTTCGATCTGTTCTTCAATACGCTTGTTAGCTTCTTGAACAGCACGAATGCGAAACTCTTCTTGTGTAATACTATCTTTAGTTGCTTTGTTTAGTTCTTTAATGCGGTCAGCACGTTCACTTAACTGAGTTATACCTAGCAACTGTTCAATGATAGTTCGTTGATCATTGGCTTTTAAACTTAAGAACGGTTCAGTATAAGTGTTAAGAGCAAGGATATGTTTGAACATATCATGACTAAGTCCTAGTATTGACTCTATAGCTTCTTGCGTTTCTCTGCTATCACCTTGCGCTTCGTCAGTAACTTCTTGTTCTTGATTGTTTACATAGAATCGTAATACATTAGGTTTGCGACCACGCTCAATTCTATATTCTTTGCCACTGACAACAAAATCCAAACTAACCAACATGTTCTTGTTGTTGGTTTTATTAACCAGATTGTCTTTACGGATATTTGACAAGGCCTGCCCGTATAAACTGTAACTTAGGGCATTGATAATTGTAGTCTTACCTGTGCCATTCCGACTTCCGTCACCACCCAGGTCTAAATTTTCGCCTAGGACAAGAGTTAAGTCTTTGCGGTCGAAGTCAATGGCTTGAGTGCTGTTACCAACACTCATAAAGTTTTTAACAGTTAGATTTTTTATTTGTATCATGGATCGCTAGTTTAACACATCCTAGTTAAATTAATCAATAGAAATTTTATGTTGTTTAATCAAAGTTTGGTATAACGATTTCTGTTTGGCAAAAAAGTCCAGGGTTTCTTGATGAGTCGGCTTCCATGGCTTGTAAGTCATTGAGATTAATAAATCAACCACTGGTTCAGAGTTTGCTGCTTCGGTAATATCATCAACCAATTGCTTTTGAACAATTAAAGGTGCAGATTTGTTAACATAAAATGCTACCCAAGGCTTTAAATGAGCAATGTCTTTTTTAGTAAGTTCTTTAATAGTAGGGACATCTGGATAGTCAGGATCACGTTTTTTACCAGTAATAGCAATGTATTGTAGTTTACCGGCTTTTTCTAGTTTACCAGTTGATGCCATAGTAGCAAATGACCATGCTACCTGTCCTGAGCTTACATCAATGAACCATTGGCCATAATCTTTGTATGGAACGTGGGTTGGTTTAACATTAAAATAGTTACTAAGTTCTAAACCATCAATATGCGGAGGACTAGCAACACCCCAAGAACCAAACGTAGGATTCTTTTTGAATGCTTCCCTTACATCTGCTAATGTTTTGTTCTTAGGTGATGTAATCAACATCATTTCAGAATGTAACATAGGAAATAAAATTTCCAAATTGGCTACGTTTTTTTCATTGCGTGTAAGAATTGGATAGGTAATTATTTCGCCTACACCGGCCACTAACAATGTGTAACCGTTGCCAGGTTCTTTGTTATACGCTTCTAGTGCAACAATACCGTTGCCACCAGGTTTGTTTTCAATTGTAACAGGCTGACCCCATTTAATACTGAGTTGTTCGGCAACCTTTCTTGACACCACATCAGGTCCTGACCCAACTGGTAACTGTAAAATAATCTTTACAGGTTTATCTGGAAAGGCAGCGTGTGCTGTTCCAGTTAATGCAAGTGCTCCTGCGAGTAATACGGTAATAATTTTTTTCATGCTAGGTCCTTTAAACTAATTTGTGTTTCTCTCTGAAATGTGCTTTACCCCACACATAACTAAATTTGATTTGATCATAAAACTGCATAATTGGTAAACAATCAACAAAATCAACTTTTAGAATCGGATCAATTTTAGCTAACTCTTGATTAATTAGAGGAAGTTTCTCTTTGATTTGTGATTCAAATTCTTTATCAACTAACAAATATATTTTATTAGTAAGTGTATCAGGTATCAAGTAAGCCTTGTTAATACCAAAGTGTTTCTTGCTGATTGATTCGCAAGCATCAAATGTTACTGTAACTTCATTAATACGCATCATGTCTGTGCGCTTAACATAGTGATAGTTTCCATCTGCATCTTGTTCAAAGTGATCGTTTAGGATATAAGTGCCACGCCAGAAGTTAGTAACCTTAAAGCGATTGTCGCTAGTAATTTCTACATCAAAGAAATCGTCAAGTAACTTACCATAGTTAAGCACGTCGTGGTCGTCTGGAGAATCTCTAGTAATAATGTTTACAAAGATTGGCGATAATACTTCAGAAGCACCAAAGATACTAGTAACAGAACGCACATTAGAACGTTTAACTAACGGAATCCATGTCTTAAGATTGGCCTGTAAACAGTATAAATCTAAATCATGTTCTAACGGAGGACATTCTGTAATAAACTGTTCTAGTGATAGGTTATTAGGCCAAATGATCTTAGTAATCTTTTCACGTTGCACCATATCAATGATAGCCGGCATGCCAACACCACTTAGGCCGTATTCAAAGAAATGATGTTTACAAGCGTGTAGTGAAGGGAAAAAGAAGAATCCACTACTTCCGCCATGATGTAAGTTAGACAAATGCAAAACACGATCTTCTGGTTTAAGATCAAACAAACGTGTTGCACGTTTGGCTAAATTGTAGATAAACTCATGCGACCATTCAATTGGCTTTGGTGTTCCTGTTGAACCAGAACTTGTTCCGCCCATCATCATGCCTTTAGGATCAGCCCAATCAACTTGACTGTATTCACAAGTTGGACTGGTATAGTCATACCATAGCTTCATAGCAATAGTTTTTTTGGCATATACTTCGGCTGTTAGTTTTGTTCTAGGATCTTGATTGTCATCTAGCACAAATAAATCAAACGGAGCAAGCACTCGACATCTTACTTGATCGATTTGTTCAAGTGTAGCCGGTTTATCTAGAACAATAAGTTCGCCGCCGACTTCTAAGGTAGCAAATAGCAAACTCAAATAACGCAAGTCGCACAAATGAGCTCCGGCTGCTAAACGAGATCCAGGTTTCCAATCACTGTTTTCAACAATAATATTTTTCCAATGATCGATTGCTTCAGTGATTGCTTGGTAATCAAATGTCAAACGTTCAGTTTTGTCAGCATTATACTGATACCATTGGATATCTGGGTTGATCCAGTTCCGATCGATAATTTCTTTCATAGGATTCCTATAGGTTTTGATAGATTTT